TGACAATCCCCGACACGTTATTAGAGTCGTCAATCAGAACGCCCGAATTATTTAAAAACGTGCCAGTCGTTCCATCCCATCGCGCCACGGCGTTATCCGTTGACGAGCCGGGGCCACGGACGGCGTCGCCCATAAATCGCTGCAATCCCTGTAGCCATCGCTTCCAGATCGCATCCCCCGTAGGGTCAGCGACCAGCGGCGTATTCGGCACGGGCTGAAAGGGGCGTTCAGCCACAGCTAGATGCCTGCGTGGTATATTGCCAACCCATGACCGATGACCAATTCTGGCGGCTAATCATAGGAGGGGCGGCAACCGGCATTTTTGCCATGTTACTGCCCCGAATTCGCGTTATATGGAATCATACCGGGCGTAAGGTATGGGCCAAGCTGCCGTATCAGTTGGGCCGCTTTTGCGGCACTCTCTGGGCGCTTCGCAAGTATCGCCGCAGCCGCCTGCCTGCCGCCCGGTAGATAAGGCAACGTAGCCGCACCGCCAGCCATTAACGCGCCCGGTGCCAGTAACCCGCCGCCGCCAGCTACGCCAGCACCCATCAGCAACCGCCCGATTGAGCCGGAGTCCGGGTATTTTTGCATTAGCACATTTTTACCGGCATCCGTTAAATCCTGCATCAGCGCTGTGCCTTCGGAATAGGCGCGTTTTCCGACTGTCTTATCGCCAGAACGAACCGCTGCCGCCAATTGTGCAGGGGTAAATTCACCCTCTAGCGCACCTTGCCGCGATGCAGCATCACGCAACCGCGCATAATTGGCATATCCTGTATTGATGTCATTCAGGCGCTTGGCGTGAGTAGGATTGGACCGCACCAAAGTCTGACGGATGCTACGCTGAATTTCACCGATTGCGTCACCAAGTTGACGGTTATCAAAATTGGCATCACCCGCGTAACCCTTTGCCAGCCTGCCGAGTTGCGATTCGACTTGCTTTAATTGCTCGCCCGACATCAGCCCTTGCCGCGTCATTTTCCCGATGACCTGCTCGCGCAAAACTTTATCAAACTGCTGTGCCTGCTGTTGCGGCAACGATGATGCCATGCTGCGGATTTGCTGCAATTCTGCCGAAAACTGCGGGTCAGCTTTAAATGACAGTTGCGGCAATAGTTGATCGTAAGCCGCGCCGAGTTTTTCGCGCACCGCCGCAATACCCTCGCGCCCGGTATCCTTTACCGTTTCGCCAATCGGTTTTACAGCACGAGACAGCGCGGCCCGATTGAATTCGTCCAACCCCTTTTTGCGCGATGATGTGATCGCATCGCCAAGAATCGGAACACTCGTCAATTTATCTTCAAGAACCTGCGCCCTGCCGCCCAAAATCTGCCCCGGTGTAGGCGTTACGCCCTCTTTCAGCAATTTGGCAACATCGGGCCGCACGTTCGGGGAAATGATCGCAGCGCCAGCCGGAAACACGCCACCAAGACCCGCAGACAGCGCGGTATTTTTGGCTTTTTCGCCCCAGAATTGGTCAGGCTCGCCCGTAGTCACTGGCGTTGATACAGCCCCAAATGCACCGCCCGAAGCGACGCCCGACGCGATACGGCCCATTGTGGACGCGCCTGCGGGTATTTTTGAAGCAATAGCCAGATTTGCAGGGCTTATGATATTCCCGCCAAGCCGCGCCCAATCAATGCCCTCGTTACCTGTAGCCTGCCGCGCCTGCTGATATTGCTGCTCACGCTCGCGGATTTGCTGATCTACGCCACCTTCCGGCAGTTTTGCGACAAGGCCGGTTTTCTCGGCAATCAGGTTATTAAGCCGGTTGCCAGCGTTTACCACGCTTTCGGGCAATGCCTTCGTCAGCAGTTGTGCGCTAGCGTCGATAGGGTCACGCAATCCCTGTGCGAAGCGCGACAAGCCGGAAGCCTCGGATTGCTGTTCAGGCGTGGCCTGCGGTTTAGCACCCGAACCACTACGCGCCGCCGTGACGCGCTCTTTTACGCTCGGATGATCTGGCGAAATGTCATCCGGTATGCCACGGATAACAATGCCGTCTTTGGTTTCGATTTCGTAGGGCATCTTAGTAATCCACCACAATGCGCTTGGTCGCGCCTCGTGGTTCCGCCCTGCGGTCACTTTCTGGCATCGGCTTGGTATCCGTTACTTTCGTGCCGCCAAGATATTTTTTCTCAATCGCATCCAGCGCACGGCGGTTCGCCTCAACGTCAAGCGTCGGGTCTGTCGCAGTCGCAAGCCAGAGTTTAAGTTCGGCGTTAGAGTCCATCTGCTTCGCGCTCATGCCGGTTGCTCGCATCAATGCGGCCAGCAGAGAAGGTCGAGCCATCGCAATATCATTCCGCGCCGACTGATTTGTGGTGCCAAGCATTTTGCCGACCATCTGCCCCGGTGCCGAAGCCGAAATTGAAGCCGGGATATTTTCCAGCCCTGAATTCGCCGTGCTGGTAATACCGCCGCCCTTTTCAAGCCGCCCGTAAGCATCTCGCAAGGTTCCCAACGCAATATCAACGTCACCCGCGCCGGATGCCTTTTTCTGCAATTCCGCCTCGGCTTTCAAATCAGCAGGGCCGCCCGGTATCCGTTCCAAATTGCCGTCAGGTGTCCAGCGAAAGCCAACCGGTGCCGCCGCTTGCTTGCCGCCGCGCTTCTCCGCCGCCGCAATCTTAGCCGCGTTCATGCGTTCCATTACGCCGAGACGTTCACGCATCAAATTCTGCGAATTCGCCTCCGCCTGCCGCTTCCGTTCCATCTCCGGCCCGTAATTCTGAATCGCCATGTTTTTGGCGAGATTGGACAGGCGCTGCTCCTCCATGCGCCCCGGTTGCATTTCCTGCTCTGCCATGAATTTACGTTGCGCGAGTTCGGCCAGCGTGCGCCGGGATTCGCGCTCGGAAGCGGAATTTTCGTAGTTACGGATTAGGTCAAGGGCATTTAACATTTCAATTACTCCCAGTCGCCGTAGTCATATCCGCCGTAGTCATAGTCATCCGGCATAACAGACATTCCTGTATATCCCGTATCTGGTGGCAAGCTAAAACCAGAAAGGTCGCCAAGATTGCTGTATGAAGGAGTGTAATAACTGTCGCCGCCCATCTGAGAGCCGAAGTTATAAGTTCCATAATCTGACGATACATAGCCTGTGCCAGATTGCGAAGTCGGGAAATATTGACCAATATATTCGGAGCTATAAGACGGTTGACTATACCCGCCGCCATAACCACCAGACGCGCCGCCAGTCGGCAATGTTGATTGCGGTTGCTGATATTGCTGTTGCTGCGGTTGATTATTTTTACTCGCCAAATTCCGCGCTGCCGCCGCAAGTTGCGCCTGATCTTGCGACCGCCCAACCCCGCGCTCATACGAAACGCCTGCCGCCGTAGGGCTGCTACCGGAAACCGCCAAGTCTGACAGCAGCTTGGCCTGATTAAAATACTGTTGCCCCGCCATACCTTGCCCGTATCGCTCCAATTCAGCGAGTTTGTTTCCGCTTCGCAAACTGCCCTTGCGATTTATCGCCTCCAAGCCCTGATCGTAGGCAAACTTGTAAACGGGCGAGGATGAAAAGCTGCCGGGATTCGCCAGCAAGTCAGAAAGCTGTTTTTGATACTTGCCGCGTTCACCCATGAACGGGTCAGCGTATCGCGCCGCTTGGTCGCCATAAGACAACGACTGGCGCGATTGCGACCGCGCAAGGTTCTCAATATCCGTCAAGCCTTGATTCTGATAAAAATCCTGTCCGATAGCCATTATGTATACCCCTTCGTGGATTCAATTTCCAATGCTTCAATTCTCAATTCAGTGTCCGCAGTATGGCGCACATCGTAGGCGCGTCGTTTCGTGCTGGCGAGTCCTGACAGTTGCGGTCGCGCTTTGTCCATGTTCACAATGCGATAGCGCGAGTATGAGTTGTAATCATCATCCGTATAGCGAACCAGAACATCAGCGTCTACGCGGTCGCCAATCGGCCTGCAATACGTGATGATGGTTTCGTTGTCGCTGCCGTAGTCGAATAACGCAGTCCGCAATTTAACGTCAATCGGAACATCCGTATCCTGATACACATCGCGGTCTAGCGCACTGATAACGCCGGTCGCCTCGGCAAGCGTAACGTCCAGATTTTCGACGGTCGCATACGCAACGGCATCCAGATACGATTCGTCGTAACCCATCGCAGTTATCGTGCCGGTCGCGGGTGAATCCGGCGCATCCGGTATCTGATACGTGAAGGTGTTATCGTCAACGTAGCGGATATTAAACGTGCCGTTGTATTCCGTCTCCGTCGCGCCCGCCATCGTAACCGGGTCGCCGTCGCTGAATCCGTGATCCTCAACCGATGCCGTGACCGTGTAACCGTCGCGGGTCAGCGATATGACGGACTGCGGCGACTGCGCCGACAGGCTAGACCATTGCGCCCATGATTTATTGGCGAAGTCATAGACAATGGTTATTCCTGACGTAACCAGCGTCAGCACGTAAAACTGATGCCCTGCTGTTGACAGATACAACGAATAGACCGTGGCGAGGTCGTCAGCGTTCAGCAGTCGCTCTACATACGCATCCGACAATTTCTGCGGAGTCAGGCCATTAAGCAGGTGAATCTCGCGGCTACGTTGATTCTGGTCACGCTGCGACATGAAAACGATACCGCCGTCGAATTCCACAACGGAATACGCCGCAGCGCAGCCTAGCTTGAGATATGCTGATTCTTGTTCCAGCATAGGCGAACCGGGAGGCGCAACGTCTGCATTGTAATAAAACTGCGTATCCCAAGTCTTAAACGCCACGAGGAAATTAAGCGATTTCGCAATCCGCACCAGCAGCGACGGCTCCTTTTCCGGCGTGAAAAAGTCCAGCGCATCCCATACCGTAAACGCCGAACGATTGCAGTTATGAATCTCGCCATCGGTGCGCCCGACGAAAATATAATCATCCAGATACACGATGCCGGGAACCGTAGTCCAGCCACCATTCGCGGTTATTGTGCCTGTTGCTGGCGTTGCGGGCGTTCCTGACACCGTGTAAGTAAATACGCTGCCGGGGGTCGTGATTCCGGTAATCGTGAATGTTCCGTTGTATTCGGTTTCGACTGCGCCGGAGATAACAACGGTATTGCCGGTTTCCAAAGTGTTTACGCCGGTTGTCGTAACCGTAGCCGTTGACCCTGATCGCGTGATACTCGTTACTGCATACGAGTGATAACTCGGATAGTCCGTGTCCGTAATCAGATTAAAGCCGGTATTGTCCAGCAGATACGCGACATACGCGTTTTTCACGAATACGAATTCGCCCGCGAAGGTCTGCTTCATCTCGAAAGGCAGATCGGCAACGGGTGAGGTTATGGCATACGTTGTCATGTGAAGCTAACAGTATAATTTGCGCCGAGCGTGTTAATCACGTTTGTCGCGGTATACCATTCCCACGTTCCGAGTCCGTTCCACGAATCCGCAGACGCGGTATTAAACGTGAAGCCAACGCCAGAGGGCCGCGTGATTGTGATCGAAGTGAACGTGCTTTGCAGCGTCGCGCCCTGTAACGAGACAACAAGCGTATAAGTCGGCGCAACCTGCGTCTGATAAATGCCCAGAATCGGGAAGCCTATTACCGCGTTGCGGTCAACAAGCGAACCAATCGCAGGACTGAAATTGTAGCCATACGCGCCCGCATAATTGCCTGAAACTAGGATATTCCCGACCGGAATGGTAAACACGTTACTGATAACAGGCGCAGGCGCATAAGCCGTGGTCACAGTCTCCGCAGTCGCCCGCAGCGAATACGTTCCATTGGCATCAATCGACAATCCCGAAAAATCCGCAACGCCAGCCGTTGCAAGCCGCGTCGTAAATCCGCCGAGAATGCCAAGCGATGCGCCGGTATACAGCGCAACGGTAATTTCCCCGTTGTAGGCCGTGTCCGTATTGCCCGCAGAATCCTGCACGGTTACGGTAAACGTCGGCATGATGTCATCGGGTGCGGCAGTGCCTACCGGCTGCGTCGTAAACACGCACCGCGTCGGGATACTGAACGGCCTTGATACCTTCGCACGCGGCGTATACCCGCCCTGCGCCGCCGCAGTCGCAATCAGCGTGAAATTCTTTCCGCTTCGGTTCAGCGTCAAATTGCTAAATGTCGCCACACCAGCCGAAGCCGCAACCGTCGCCGTGCCGCCCAACGTCGCCGCAGTCGGATTCGTGCCAAGCGCCATCGTCACGTTGCCCGTATAGCCGCTGGCCGTGCTGCCGTCCTTGTTGACAACGGTTATGACCGGCGCGGGAGTCAGGGCTGTGTTTAAATTCGCCATTACGAGGGCTGCACCGTGAAAACAAGCGCCTTCGGAATCTTGGTAGGTGAGGTATTCAGCGTGTCGTCACTGATCGCCACCAGAACCTGTGTCGGCCCAAGCGGGCCGGGGATCGTCCATGTCAGCAATCCCTGACCCGCGCCAGTCGCCACGGTATAGGCTGAATCTAAACCGGGCCGTTTCACCGCACGCTTACGCCCCCCGGTCGCCGCATCGCCGCCATCCTCAACAAATGCATTGACGATTTTGGCGTCCTTGTCTAAGTCGCCTGCGCGATTTCCTAACGATACGGCGAGGGGGAAGCGCATTTTTAGTCCACCTTCGCCAGCCGCAACGTGATCGGCGTGCCGTCTTTGGACACGGCGGCAATGTCGCCTTCACGCGCCATGATATAACGCTTGCCGTTCAATTCCAGCGGTTCACCGGACTGATATTTTCCGAACGTCACCCAATCGCCAACATTGATACGCATCGGCACAAAATAGGCCAGTTCGTTGTGACCGCTTGCGTCAAGGATGGTCGTATAAATCCTGCCGGGGCCGGTTGCCACCACGCGACCGCAGGGCAATTTGCGTTCGCCGCCAGTGAGGATAATTCCGCCGTTGCTCTTTTCCTCAATCGCCTGCTCAATGACCACGATATCGGACAGCACGCGCAACGGGAAATCGGGATTCGACACGCCTTCGGGTGCGCGGGTCGCTTCGGCTTTAGTGAAGGGTGCTGCGTTAGTGTCGGGCAAGTTGTTCTCCTTGTGGTTTTGTTAAAAGCCAGAATACGGGAAGTCGTTGTTTACGCTGTAATTACTACGCACAGCCACCTTCGATATCAACGGCTCATAGTTCGCAATCTTCAGCAAGTCTTTACCGTTCTTCGCATCCCGCTTCATATCCGGCGAAGCAGGCACGGCGAACGGGTAATACACCGCCAGATTATCAACAATCGCCGCCTCATAACCGGGAGGCAACAATACGTCAGTCGTCGCGGTAATCGTTCCAGTCAGCACGCGCCGCACGAATACATGGCATTCAAACGCGGCATACGGGCGCGGGTAGAAGTTAAATGTGCCGTTCGGGAAGCCATCGTTGTAGTAGCACAGCGTCGGCACGGCATCTACGGGCTTATATTGCACGTCGGCGTAGGTCTGGTTATCGACAAGCTGGCACGGATAATCCACATTCGACAGCCGATTAAACATGTAGTCCACCGATGCCGGTCGCCCATCCGTTAGATTTGTCGTCGAATAGGATGCCGTGCTAGGCGTTAGAGTGAATGTTTCCTCGGTGATGGTGTAGAGCAGCGGCTTCTGTGCGCCCCACGATTCCATCATCCGATTGAGCCAGCGCAGACCGAATGCCAGTTGATCTGCGTCTGGTTCCTCGTTCGGCGCGGTGACAAATCGCTTTGCCAGAGCGTCCTGAA